CCAGCTACTAAGCAAAGTAAACCCATCCAAATGAAAATAAACAGCGTTAAATTCAAGGATAAAGCATCCTTTGACAAGAACAAAACAAAGCCTAATGTAGTTGCGGTACACGAGCCATTCGGCATTATTGTATTTGAAGACAAGGAGCGTGTTACTCCCGACCATACTAAGGTCACACACGTTAACGAGGTTGATAGATCACTAGACCAAATCTCAACAGGTCTTGCTATCCTCGTTGCTCCAGACCTTGATGCAGCCCGTGCATATCTCAATAAGAATAAGGTAGTAATTACTGAGGTATTCCATTTGACTAATACTTTATTTGTGGAAGTCCCTGCATTTGCTGCCTTCAATGAGTTCTACATATCGCTAATGAATAGCAAACTATTCACAAGTGTAGAACCTGATTACATACAGCCATATGCAACGGATGCAGATGCTTACACTTATACCTCGCAATGGCACTTGCCTAATATGCAAGCTGCTGAAGCGTGGGGATTAATCGATGGTGCTGCATACGGAGAAGTTGCAGTACTCGATATTGCCTGCGATGTAGATCATGAAGATTTGCAAGGTACAATAAGTAGCACTTCGTGGAACTGTGTAACGGATGCTCCCGATGTAAGACCAGTTAGTGAGTTTGAAAGACACGGTACACCTTGCAGTGGTTTGATATGTGCAAAGACGGATAATGGCATAGGAGTTTCCTCTTTGGGAAACAACAAACTAAAGGTGCAATTTCTACACATCGGTTATGGCTCAACCTCTAGTGGTGGTTTTTCTACATCTGATACAATCGTAACACGTGCCGCGAATAAGGCAATAGCTAATCCTAACTGCCTTGCGATATCTATGAGCTGGGGTGGTGGTAATCCTACTTCATATCCGTTGTTTCAAAATGCGTTAACGGCTTGTAAGACTTATGGACGCGATGGAAAAGGCATACCAATCTTTGCAAGTTCGGGCAATCAAAACAATCCTAACTTTACACAGGCTCCTGCTATCTATCCTATGGTATATGCAGTTGGTGCATCAACCACTTCAAACACACGTGCATCATTTAGTAACTATGGACCAAAAACCTTTGCTGCTGCTCCAGGTACTTCATGCCCTACAACCGACCGCACAGGTGCTGCAGGTTACAAGCCCGATAGTAACTATACTTCATTTAGTGGTACATCATGCAGTTGCCCTGTAATGGCTGCAGCTGCTGCAAGTGTAATACTTGCTAATCCTTCACTTACTGAAGCTCAGGTGGCGGATGTATTAAAGCAAGCGTGCCGTAAGACTGGAGGTTATGTATACGATGCGAATGGTAAGAGTGCTGAACTTGGATACGGTGTGGTAAATATGTTTAACGCTGTGACCATTGCTAAAAGTTTAGACGGAGGCAATCCTACACCTGTGCCCGTTGCTGAATACAATCTATTCGGTACTATATCAACACTAGCAACTGCAGTGCAAGGCTCAAGTGTCAATGTAGCATACACCGTAAACGTTGACAAAGTTTATACGCAGGATATCATTGCTACGGTGCATCTTACTTTCACCCGTCCCGATGGTAGCAAGTTTGTGTTTTACACTGGAGACGTGACCATTCCAAAAGGTCAAACAGTAGTAACTAAAAATGCACCATTTGCATTGCCTAATAATCAAACAGGCAACGCATTATTCTCTTTGACTATTGACCCTAACATGGTAATTAAAGAAACCAATGAGAATGATAATACGATTAGTACAGGCATAACTATTACACTTGTTAACCCACCTGCACAAGGGCTAGATGCAAGTGTGACTATTGATCGTTACGAATGGCTCGATGCTAACCGGGTAAAGATTTACTACACATTCTACAATAAGGGTAGTGTGGTAATTACCAGTATGAAGGTTAATCACGGTTTAGTAGGTGGCTTTAATGGAACTTGGAACCGTGCAGATAGAATAGATGTTGGTCGCAGCCAAACACTTGCTAGTGTTTACAATATCACTGCTCCTGCTACTCCTATTCCTACCGATTACGTTTTGACTATTACAGCTGTGAATGGTGTACCTGATAATGATAGTACAAATAACACAGCACGTTTGCAGATTAAAAAATAGTGCTATATTAGCTGCGGTTAATACGCATATAAAGTGATATAAGGTTAGAGTAAAAAGAAAGCCCCAAACGAGGGGCTTCTTTTTTTTAACCAGTTTAACCACTTTATAGAACGCAAGCTCGTATATATTCAGCAATATTCATTTTATGCTGCTTTGCATTTTTCTGTAATGACTTTAGTTGTTTGTCGTTTAGTCGCACAGTAATTTTATTGTGCATTGATGTTGGAGGTGTTTTCATATTGTATGTAATTTTTTACAGTCGCTAAGATAGCAAAATAGTTGGATGTAACAAAATAGTCTTTTTGCTACTATATCCAAATATCCAACAATGTCGAATATCAAAGAACAAATCAAATCCGTATTCAATAAGTACGGCATTGACCCTTCAACAGTTGGTATCAAGTTCGAAGAAGAATCTGCAGCAGCTGAAGCTCCGGCAACGGAAGTAAAGTTTGCAGTAGAAGGCACTTTGGCTGATGGTACTAAAATCTACTCAACTGCTGATGAGTGGACTGTAGGTGTAGATATCTACACTCAAGATGCTGAGGGCAATCCAGTGCCTGTACCTGCAGGAGAATACCTGCTTGAGGACGGTGTTACCAAAGTCGTAGTAGGCGAAGATGGTAAAATTGCTGAAATCGAAAAAGAGGAACAATCAACTGAAATGAGCAGCGAAGACCTTGTTGCCGTTATTGGTCAATTGTCCGAGCGCATTGCTGCACTAGAAGGTGAGAAGACCGAACTAGCTGCCGCAGTTGAATCTGCTAAGAAAGATACAGAAGCTGTAAAGGCTGAACTTGCTTCAGTTAAGAAAGCCCCTGCTGTACCTTCTGTAAAATCTCAAGAATTTAAGAAAAACGCACAGCCCGTAGTTGCATCGAATGGTAACTCATTTAGCGACTTTATGGCTGAGTTGCGTGCTAAACAAAGTAAATAATTCACCTCATAATTTAAATTAAGTATGCCAACAACAACTTCACTCACCACCACCTATGCAGGTGAATTAGCTGGTGAAATCGTAAAAAAGGCTTTGCAAGCAAATGCTTCAATGCAGTATGTAACGCTTAAGCCTAACGTGCCTTACAAATCAGTAGCACGTAAAATCAATGATGATGTAACCTTTGCTGCAGGTACATGTGACTTTACCCCAACAGGCACTATCACTTTGACTGAGCGCATCTTGACTTTGGAAGAGTTCCAAGTTCAACGCCAAATCTGTAAGAAGGACTTCTTTACAGACTGGTCTGCTGCCGATGTAATGAGCGGTCGTGTAAACACTCAAATCCAAGACGCTATCATTGAGCGTATGGTAAGTGGTATCGCTGCAAAGAATGAAACTGTAATGTGGTCAGGTGTTAACGCAACAGCTGGTGAGTACGATGGTTTTGAAACTTTGATTGCTGCCTCTACTGCTGTTAGCGTAGGTTCAGGTACAATCGATGAAACAACTATTATCGGTGCTATTTGGGATTTGATCAACGGCGCAACAAACGGCGTTAAGGGTGCTGCTGAAAAGCCAATTATCTACATGGGTCAAGCTGCATGGGAATACTACATGCAAGCACAAATCGCTGCAGGTAACGGATGGTACTTGACAGGTGGACCAGAAGTAAATAAGCGTTTCGTAGGTATGTATGAAATCGCAGTATGTCCGGGTATGTCTGCTGACTTCCTTGTATTCGCACAAAAGAGCAATCTGATGCTCGGTACATGGCAGGAAAACCAAATGAACGAAGTGTTTATTTTGGATATGCAGAACCTTGACGGTTCACAGAACGTACGTTACGGTGCACGTTTCTACCTCGGAGCGCAGATTGCAGTTGCTGAGGATATCACCTACTGGGGATAATAATTAATCAAATGGGGGTGGGCTATGGCTTGCCCCCTTAATAAAAAAATATATAGTATGGCTTGTGATTTAACTACTGGATTTACGCTCGGATGCCTTGAAGGTATCGGAGGTGTTAAAGAAATACTGATTGCTAACTACGACGACTTCACTTCTGGTATCACTTACGGTGGTCCTGACGGAGAAGTGGACGGCTTGCCTACTGCTACTATCTATCGCTACGTCCCATTCCGTAATTCAGGTTCATACATTGAGACTGTACAGAAGAATTTGGAAACTGGTACTTTGTTTTTCTCACAGGAAGTTCAATGGACTTTTGGTAAGTTGAACCAAGAGATGCGTAACGAGTTTTTAAATGTAGCTAAGGCGAAGATGATAGTATTTGTTCGCACGAATGACGACCAAATTTTATTGCTCGGTGCCGGTGAAGGTGCACAATTGACTGCAGGTACTGTACAATCAGGTGCTCAAAAGGCTGATTTGATGGGATACCAAGTAACTGCAACAGCTGAGGAATTGACTCCAGCTGTACACTTGGAGCCATTTACTGCAGTACCATTCGATAACTTCGCAGGTATTACTGTAAGCCCTGCTTACTAAGATTTGTTTTCCGTTTTTGTGTGTTCTTGTTGTATTGTAAAAAGGGCAGGTTATCTTTGACCTGTCCTTTTAATTTAAAAAGGAATGATATATCTAATTACAAATACAGCGAATCAGACAGTGTTCCTTTCGCTCGATGAGGCAAGGCAATATTTTGCCACTGCATACACACACTATTTAATAGTACTAACACATGAAGAGAATAGTACTACTGGTACTAACTTAGCACAGGTTGCTACTATTGTTAATGAGAATACACGTATTACACAACTTACAATTACAACGGTTGGTCTTACACGTTCGGGACGTTACCGATATGAAGTATACGGACAAAATAGTGCCATTAATACTAATCCGTCAAATGGTGCTGTTGTTGGTTTGGTGGAGCGTGGTTACGCTGTGCTGACTAACAACACATCTTATTTTGATGTACCGACCGATGTAATTCCAAATGATATTATCTATGGAGCATAAAGAATCGAATATAGTTAGCTTGAAGCTTAGTGAATATGTAGCTAAGTCCGATGCTGAAAAAGTAGACCGCAAAGGGTGGGTTAACTACGGTGACCAAAACGACTTCCCTAAATACCTTCGTGACCTTGCACACGAATCGCCTGTGCATGGTAGCTTAGTTGTTGCCATTGGTGATATGATAGCCGGGAAGGGTATCAAGTCTGAACAATACCAACAGGAATTAGATGCGCTAAAGATTGATGAGTTAACCTATGCCTGTGCACACGATTTGAAGTTGTTTGGTGGTTTCTTTATCGAAGTGATTTGGTCTAATGATCGCTCACAGATTGCCAAGCTAAATGCGATACCATTTGAAGAGTGTCGTATAGCTATTAATCAGGAAGATGAAAGCGAGATAGGTATTTACCACAGCTACGACTGGAGCAATACACGTAAGAAAAAGAATACGCCTGAATTCATTCCCAAGTATAACTACTTAACGCGAATGGAAGAGCCACGTCAAATCTATTGGTGCTTTACTTATACAGGCTCACAGGCTTACCCTCGCCCCGATTACTGGAGTGCAATTAACTACATTGAACTCGACAAACAGATTTCGATATTCCATATCAACCAAATAAGCAACGGTCTTTTCCCTTCTACCATTATCAACTTCTACAACGGGCAAGCAACGCCTGAGCAGAAGCAACAGATGATGATGGACTGGGAAAACAAGATGAGTGGCGCACGTAATGCAGGTAAGGTGGTGATGTTCTTCAACGAACGTGATCAACCCAAAACTGAAATTACTCCATTCCCTGTAAACGATGCGGACAAGCAGTATCAATTAATGGATACTACCGCACAGCAAAAGATAATAACTGCACACCGTGTTACTACCCCGCTGCTGTTTGGTATTCGCGAAACATCAGGATTTGGTTCGAATAAAGATGAAATGGCTACGGGCTTGGAGATATTTAACAAGCAAGTCATAGAGCCATACCAAGAGAAGATAAACAATAGTATTGAGGAATTATTGAGCAATCAAATGCCGGGTGTGAACTTTGAAATCATACCTAATACTCCACTTGTAGCAGAACAAACATCTGTTGTAACCGATGCGGACGCAACAGGCACTACGACGGATGTTGCTGCTACGGCTTTGAACGGTGCACAGATTAGTTCACTTATTGATATTGTGATGCAAAGTAGTGCGGGTGTAGTTCCTGTTAGTA